AAACTAATGTAACTCATAACCTAGACAAACTCTCTCGTGAAGAAATCGTTGGTCGTCTCGCAGAAATAAGAAAGAATTACCCCTCTGCATTTGATGGAGAATATGAAGTAGTCGAAGAGAGTAATGGGGTGGGGACTCTCTCCGACTTGGGCAAATAGCAATTCCCGATATTGCTCCGTGCATTTCAAACATAGATTAAGTATCATTTAGAAGTCAACTCTTTCTTGATTGCTAATCCAATTAACTTTGCATTTTGTGGAACAATAGCATTACCCAATGCTTTTAGTCTGTTGGCTCTGTCGGGTTGGTTTGAGATAATTCTTGGGACTCCTCTAGGCTCGTCCAACCAATAGGATACCCCATCAACCACTCCGTCCAATCGCAGTTCAGTCTTGCATCTCCCTCGATTTGATACATCTTTTGAGCAAGATCCATCTGTCTGCCCTTCTCCTCTCGGTTCTTGTAGTAATCGTTGTTGCCGTTGTAACTGTGTTTCTTCAATCCCGAATTTGGTGTTGGAAACTTCCACTCTTCCATTCGTGGTGGTCTCAAGGTCACTCCGTTCATCATGGCTTGTGCTTCTGCCTCTGTGAGTTCCCCTCTCTCCACTTTCTTTCTGAAGATCATTGTCTGTCCCTCCGAGGCGTGTCCAAAACCCTTGGTCGTGGGGGTCGGATACATCTCCATAGTCTTCGGATCGACTTGTTCCCTCAAGTTGCTCGGTCTCTTTCGACCCTTCCTTGCACCCTCTTGCAATTTCTTGGTTGCTTCTGCACTCCTCGGTGGTAGGGAATCCATAGTTGTCGGGGTCGCCCAAGTTTCTACAGATGATCCACAATCTGTCTCGTTTGTGTCTCGCTCCGATTGCACTAGACGGAAGTACAAATGTCCTCGTGTGGTAGTTGATGCTTTCCATTGCAAACAATACCTCGTCAAGTCCCAATGAGAGGTGTCCATAAACATTTTCGAAAACACAATAAGTGGGTCTGATTTGTTTAATAAGTTTATGCAAGTACGGAAAGATGTGGCGAGGGTCTTCTGTGCCTCCCCTTTTGCCACTTGTTGAGAAGGGTTGGCATGGATATCCAGAGGTGAGGATATCGGGTCGTTCTGAAATAAATCTTGTTGGGTCATCTGCGATCTCCTTTACGTCATCATAGATTGGAATTCCTGGAAAGTTTTTGGCAAGAACTTTCTGACAAAACTTGTCTGTGTCGCAAAAAGCGATAGGCTCGGATAACTTTGCCATGGAAAAACCCACGGCAAAGCCACCAATACCACTACATAAATCTAAGTGTTTAAGCATTATATTTGTCCTTGTGTCTGTTATATCTTGACCTACAAGTATTACTGCAAGTTTTTCTAGATTTGCTATTACCTTGTTTATGTATTTTTATTTCCATGATTTTTGAACAAACTATACATAGTTTTTGATAGGTAATTGAATTTCTAAGATTATATAATTTTTCTTGAAATTCTTTTTCGGCATCTTCTATTGTTTTAAGCATCATAACTCTGCCTCAAAACTACAACTGCCTTGTTCAAGTATGCAATCATAAATCTTTTTACCAAGAATTAACCTTGCATACCATTCCAAGTAATACTTAATTCCTTGTTCAGTATGTTTTGTAGGGTGTGCCTTTTCATCAAGATATTCAATTAACATCTTGTTGTTATAGCCTTCACGATTATCAAAAAACTCATCTAAGAGTTTTCGATATTTACCCAAATGCCTATCACATTCAAGCATACCTCTGTGAACATCTTTCTTATTATCTTCATCAAAATAATAATCTAGAAACCTTGTTTCTCCTTCTACTCCGAAGAAATCGGCATCATTGCTTGATTGAACGGCAAACCAAAATTTGCCGTCAATATCTCCATTATAATATCTACCCATTATTTTTCCTTTCTTTAAAATTATACTCTTCTGAATTACGAAGAACTTCCTCAGTTCCATCTTTTTTGATCTCGGTTAGAAACACATCATCATAGCCTTTGAGAACCCAGTTATAGAAATCCATCTGTGCTATTAAAAAGTTCTTGTAGTAGTTATCACAACCACCAACCCAAACTATGTATCTCCAACCATTCTTATGCTCTTGCTTAAAGTCTTGCACTATGCAAACTCCTTCCATACATTAAGTGCTTCTTCAAAGTCTAAAAAGTTCAAACACTTTGATGTTGGGTGTCTGTCTTTCAAGATCTTTTTCATAACCACATCTTGATTTTCGGTTTTGTATTTAAGTTTTCCAAAAGCAAACATTTCTTTTTTTGCTTCATCAAAGCAAATATACTTGCCCTTTAACTCTTTCTTTAGTTCTTTTCGATCAAGCCAATTATATAACTCTTGGTGGCAATAATGCTCTAGGTCTAGATCTGTGGAATAAGTTTTTCCATTATACTCCCAAGTTTCTTTACCAAAAGTATTTATGCACCAATCATTAATTTCTCTAAGATTAAAAGCACATTGAGGATAGGTGTGTTGTCTATCACTTCCACCATGTCCGTCATTTGATACTTCAACTGCTTTCTTGCCGTTGACATATACTGTGGCATTATAACAAGGAGTTTCTTCTGAACCCCTCGCATAGTGTGAGATATTTTTTACCTCTAGTTTTGAAATCTGCATATCTTTTCCTTTCGTTTGTTGTTGCAATTTTCAAGATAGTACACGAATGATCCGTGTACTACTTTGACGACTGCTACTTTTTAAAGGCATTTAGTAAGCCACCATTATATCTTGATCTTTTGCCAATTATTAACCCATTAAAATGGTTTGATTTTGGGTTATGCTTTCGCTTGTGTTGGTTAGATCTTTGTTTAGCCTTATGTATTCTTTTCGACATAAAAATTTCCTTTCTGTATATTTTCAAATCTTTTTGGTAAGACAACATTTGCATTGCACCAATCACAACATTGTCCTTCTTTAATCGGTTGAGCATTATGTCCTTTAGTCCAATAAGTCTCTCCCTTTGCATTTTTGTGATGATCTATGAGACCATCACAAAGACAACATTCATAAAATTTTGTCATACAAATCTCCTTCCAAATTTTTTGTATTGTTCCCATTTGTATGTTTTGATAATGTTTTTGATTTGGTCAACATTATCGCACCATTTATTAACGTACTTCCCCACGATAGCATCATGGGAAAGTCCTTTCTCAATATCTTTTATAATTTTAGATTGCATTAAGCACTCCCTTCAGTTTTTATTTTTTCTAAAAGTAATCTAGCTTCTTCAAGATTATTTTGATAAATATGCCAAGGAGTTATAGTAAATCCTTGTCCATCATTTTCAATTGCAACCTTACCTTGAAAGTTAACTCTTTTAGCTATATCAAGCACCTTAGATTTACATTCGATACTTTCGCCCTCTGCATCTGTACCTAAAATCAAAGCACTTCCCATAATCGTTTGGTTAAATTTTGGATTGTCTGCTTTGAGGTTAAAAGCATAATTACTTTCTTTCAATAAACCTTCTTCATCTATCCAAAGAGTATCTCCATTATCAAACGGATAAACTGCCTCAAAAGTCGTGCAACCTATTATTCTATAAATGCTTCTATAGTCTCCATCATAACTAATATGACGAACACTTTCTTGCATGGGATTAATTAATATTGCTCTCATTTTTTTCCTTTCAAAAATGTTTTACACAATCTCTTAATTTTTTTGTAAGAAGTCGTGTCTGCTAATTTAATGTTATGTTCCTCTTGAAAGTATTCGATAAATGATCTTTTATCGTTACTTAAATATTTATACCAAAGAGATAATATTTTTTCTTGCTCCTCTTCGTAAGCAATTTTATATTTGTCAGTCATCTTTAGAAATATCCTTAAAATTTTGTTGAACATACTCGGTTGTTTCTTCTTGTTCATCTACTATTGTTTCAAGAACATACAACCCACTTAAAAACCATTGTTGGTCTTGTGGTATCATTACTACTTCCATATTATTATCCTTTCGCTATAATAAATTATATAAATGTTTATCCCACATAATCCCATAAAGGTCAAGCACTAAATGACAGAAAAAAACTTTTTTTTATCAATAAAAGATAATTTGCCAAAAGGCACATTTATCCAAAAGATAGAAAATAAATTTAATAGTGGGTTTCCAGATGTAATAATCATCAATGAAAAATATCCTTTGTTTATTGAATTAAAATCCCCCACAAAAGGAAACACTTTCAAGGTCGAACCTTCACAAATTTCAACACATTTGAGGCTAAAAGCCAATAATTATGTTTCTTTTTTCTTGGTTCGTGCATCTTCTAAGTCGGTTCTATATTTGTTTGAAGGTGGTAAACTCTGCGAGTTCCTTGCGTCCAAGCACCTTGCGTCCCTCTCGGTGTCCCCCGAAGCCGAGGCACTTTTGACCTTCGGGAGTTTGGAAGATTGTTTGGGGTGTGCGAATCGAGTTGTGGCATCAATTTTGCAAAGATGAGTTTGCGAATCTTTGCACCTTTGCAACCCCAACATGAGGAAATGTGAACGGAGGCAGAAGAAAAGAAGCACCCCCTTCGGGGGTGCTTCTTGCTTAGACCTCGAGGGTCATGTGGTTTTGATAAGGTATAACTTGGAGGCTCGGTGTCATCACGAACCACTCAAAGTTTTTTTGGAACACATTATATTTAAAAGGTCTTAGATAACTATTTAATCTATCCTTGGTGGTTTTTGAAAACCACCCCCCATTATTTAAAGTGATTGTCCCACTAGTATAATCATGTTCTATGATTATAGTTTGATGATGTTGGACTAAAGTTTTATCGTCAAAGTCCATGACGTTGGTTTTATAAGATCTCATTTTTTATCCTTTCGTTTTTATTAGGTCTGGTTAATATATCCCATTTAATCCCATAAGTCAACCCGAATAAAGCAAAAAAAATAAAATAAAATCCTTGACAATCCCATTTTTTCTGATATAATAAACGGGTTGGGTGGGTGGGATATTTGCGAATCACAAAAGTTGATTTAATCGCAAAGGGTCGTTTGCGATCCTTTGCGACTTTTACCGAGGCAACGCACCCCGAAGGTGCGTTGTTTCTGGAAGACGGGGTTGTTTAGCGTTTTGGGAGGAACAAAAAAAGCCACAACATTTCTGTTGTGGCTCACTAGCTCAAGGAGAAAGCTAATCTCTTTTTAAATTATCTTCTAACTTCTTAAGTTCTAGTTCTAGTTTAGTTTCCATCTTGGTTAGTTCCAACATGGCTTTCTTATATCCGAGCAGTTCGCCTCTTCTATAAGCTACTTCTAAATGATTGCCAAAAAATTCGAATGGCGAATCCTTTTTAATTATTGGTTGTGTCATTGGTCGTCCTCTATACTAGTTAATGTTGTCTATAATATATCCCAGGAAATCCCATAAGTCAACAACTTTCTTTGCTTTTTTTTAAAAAGTTTCAATGCAGAGAATCGCAAGAACAAGAAACAATAATAACTTTGCGATTCTCTGCACCTTTAACCGAGGCAACGCATCTCGAAGGGCGATTGTCAAGAGGCTTCGGTAAATAATTAGTTAACATGTTAATCAAAAAGTTTATTTTTTATTTGACATATCCCATGAAATCTTATATAACATTATTATCAATAACTCAAGAAGAAAAGGAGACTATATGTCGTACCAAATACAAGATTCCATTACGGAATATATAGACGAGCAAGTCGAGTCTAAGATTAATGATGGAGACATCAGAAACATCATTGATGATGCCATCAGTGATAATCACGAAGTCCAAGAGGTCAAGCATAATCTTGAAACTCTTGAGGCAAGACTTGATGATGACATTGTTAACGAGGTCGTTAAACAAGTTATCCACAAGCTAATCTCTACCGTAGATGGTGATTACGTCATGGTTAAGAGGTCACACTTACAAGACCTCAAAGACCAAGCTACAAAGTCCAAGGACGTAGCTTAAACACACACTGTGAGTCGCTAGATGCGACTCACAGACAAGTTCCAAAAGGCACACAGATAAAACGAGCAACACTGCGAGTCTGTGTGCCTTTTACCGAGGCACACCCCTCCGTGGCTTCCAAACACACTGCAACTCCCCAAAAGATAGGGTTACTGACGAGGAACGACTGTGACTCGTCAGTAATTTTACACCCCCACCCCCCTAAATTACACGGCGGTGTTACTATATACATGTTGTATAGTAGGCTTGATAAATTCATTTGAATATATTATCGTTTGGGCATGAACCTAGATGCTTTACCTAAAGAGGTGTTACAAGAAGTATTTCTGCTTGAGCAACAGAAAAATAAACTGGACACCCGCGATATAGCTCAAAAAAATTTTCTAGCTTATGCTCAACATGTATATGAAAATTTTATCGTTGGACGACACCATAAAATCATTGCAGAAAAATTGGAGCTAATCGCACAAGGAAAGCTCAAAAGACTTATCGTAAACATGCCACCCAGACATTCGAAGTCAGAGATGGCATCTTATCTCATGCCCTCGTGGTTCTTGGGCCGTAATCCAAAGTTAAAGATTATTCAAGCCACGATGAATACAGAACTTGCCGTGAGGTTTGGTCGTAAGGTTAGGGACTTGATTGCCGATCCAGTGTACACGGAAGTTTTTCCAGACACGGACTTGAAGCAAGACAGTCAAGCCGCGGGTCGGTGGGAGACAAGCGCTGGTGGTGAATACTTTGCAGCAGGCGTTGGAGCAGCGATGACTGGTCGTGGTGCAGACTTGTTGATTATTGATGATCCACACTCGGAACAAGATGCACTGTCCACGACTGCTTATGATAATACATACGAGTGGTACACATCAGGTCCGAGACAGAGATTACAACCTGGGGGAACCATCATCATTGTGCAAAC